TCTTGAATATACGAATGAATCTCTCTGGAGCCATATCCATTGCACCCTCTGGTGTGTCTGGGTCTCCAATTTGAGTTCCTTCTGGTAATCCTTCTGGTAAAGTAAATTGAACTCTGTCATCAAATGCAGCTTTAAGTGCATATTTGACATCATTTCTATTAGTAAACTGTTTTAAAATATCAATTTTAGATTGTTTACCTTTTGTTTCTTCAACTAATCCTAGTATCTCTACAATACTTGGATTTCTTGGAAGGTCTGCAACTGTTTTAGTTTTAGGCCCATCAAGAACTTTCTTTTGAGTTTCCCCAAGAGGTTTTTCATATTTGGACATGACATCAGCTGCATCATCTACTGCTGATGGTGGTGATGCTTGTTTTGTTAAAACTGCATCTGCTTTCTCTAAAGAAACTTCTTGTTCTTTTTCTTGAACAATTTTCTCTAGAGTTTTTTTGTTTAACGACCCTTTAGGTCTTCCTCGTTTTGCCATAATTTAAAAGTCTCCGATATTTTCTTGCAAATCCATGAGTCTATTCTTGATAAAATAATTTAATAGTCCACCTCTCGATGCAACTTTTACATTATCAAATTCTTCTAGGATTTGATTTTTGTATTCACTAGGTATATAGGTCAAATCAATAAGACTTCTATTCCTAGATAAATTCCTGTCTACCTCACTGTCATTCATAACAAGAGGGTCTTTGATAGTTGTCCTTTTCTTCTTAGACAAAGGTCTCTGTCTCAACCCAGATACAAATACATCATCTTGAGATAAACAGTTAGGAACACCATCCCCAGTATCACCACTAATTATATGGTCAGTGAGATACTCTAAAGCTTGTTCCTGTGTTAGTTTTATATTACTCTTTGTGATAGGTGAAAATTGTTTTACTTTTTTATACCTTTGAAGTTGTTGAAAATCTTTATCACCACTAATAATCATGATGTTTTCTGTATCACCATACTTCTCACAAAGTGTTCCTATGATATCATCTGCTTCACATTTTGATACTAGGATATATTTATAAGGAAAATTCTCTTTTAATTCGTCTCTAATTACAGTTATGCAATCAAATATCTGACCCCAATCTTTGGTATCTTTATCTCTACTTTTTTTACGATTTGCTTTGTAATATGGAAAGATGTCTTTTCTCCAGACATTATAGGAGTCATCTGCAAGAACTAGTTCTCCATAAGTTCTATTGTATTTCTTACGATACATTGCAAGTGATTTTAATGCAATGTGTCTTACTAGGTCTTCATCTATTGGTTCAGTTCCACCTCTGGTCGATGCCATCAGTGACGCAATTAGAACCTGCGTTAGGTCTACGATAATCATTCAGTTCTCAATAATATAGTGTGTTCGTTTATTCTTCCTGTAGGTTTAGATGATTTTGTATTTACTTCATCTAATACTTTACTTAATACTATTTTACCACCTTCTTGGATTCTGTCAAGAAAATATTCTGTCTTGTTTCCAATTTTTTTAGATGCACTGTATTTACCAAAGTTTTGTATTGTTGTTCCTTTGACTCCAAGACCAGCTCTATCTTCTGCTTCATACTTGGTAATCTCTTTGGTTTTTGTGTTGAATGTCCATAGTTGCATTGCACCAACAATTAACTCTGGATTAACTGATGTTAGATGATACTCTGTGTCTGTTATCTTGTAGTTTATCTTTTTAGTTTGTTCTTGTGCAGTGTAAACTTTTTTCTTTCTTGGTTTTCTTTTTTGATTTGTCTTACCTTTTGCATACTTATCACAATCTGTTCTGATACTACAAATGTATTTGTATGCATCCCTTAGTCCTTTTTTAGATAAGAATGAGTATGCTTCTTTCAATTGTGGACATTTACCTTCAACTGCTTCTTCTAATTCTTTTTCTAGATTGTGGAAATTGTCACCTACTTTTACTGCAACTGGGCCTGATACTTGTTCATCTGTTAGATATGCAAAGACATCGAATTTATTTTTAGGGTCATCAAAATATAAATCTATTTGATATTCTATTTCACCAGCATATTCATTTGCTTTGTTTAGAATTCTTTCTTGAATAGAGATAACTGGTTTCTTTTTCTTCTCTTCGTCTTTGATTGCTTTGAGAGAGTCTATATCTGTAATACATTTATTAATATGTTTTTCTATAAACTCAGTTGTAGATGGACTTAACAAATCACCCTCAAACATACATGGAACTGAATTAGTTTGCATTCTTGCAAGTGCAGCTGCAGTTCTAGGAACATATTTAAGTCTCTTTATCCCTTTAACATATTTGTCTTCATAATCCCTATCAGACATCCATGTTGATAACCACTCACCACATGATTTGTTATCACTCATGTAGTTATACCAATTCATGCATCGTCCTTTATCTCTATCGTCCTCTGCATGTGGTTCTATACCATAATAGATTTCATCAAGAGATTTTGTATTTCTCTTATTTCTCATCTAAATTACTTATAAAAATTGAAATTTTAAGTATTGTCACCCTCAGTATAAGTAGTTCTTTGTTTATCGAACTGACCTTTACCTGTAAGTGGTTGTTTCTGAAAAGGGAAGCCTTCTTCTCTTTTCTTAGGTAAATTATCCATGTAATTCTTTACTTTTTTCTTCTGTTTATCTTCTGCAACAATAATACTACTACCGATTGCAAAGATACCAGCACCAAGAAGTAAAAGAATTTGTGTTATTATTTCCCAATCCATTCTATATCCTCTTTTGGTATTACTTGATATGCACCTTTGTTGTACGCTGGTGCAACTGTAAACTTTTTAGACTCTTCTAACTTCCAACTATTATCTATATTCTTTGTTGGTCTTGCATTGACACCTAAAGAAGGATATTTCTTCCTATGGTCTTCTGATGCCTTCATCCTATCTAATTCTGATTGACTTGGTTTGTGTGTTTTGTATGACATAGTATGACACTTTTTCTTTGTAGAAAGACTTTTGGTCTTTCTTTTACGACCAGACATGTCATACCTTAAACTGTTTCCTAAATTTATTGTACCCATAATGTAACTAAGTTCCTCAGTAAGAAAAATAATCCTACTGTATTTAACATAATCAATGCTCTATCTTTCCATGCAATAGAGACACCTACCCAACCACTGATACCAATGATTGATAAAATTAAATCTACATTTTGTAATTCTGGAATCCCACGAATTGACATTGCACCTAACACAAATGCAGAAGATACCCACTTAAGATACCAATCCCATGTGTACTTTGGTGTTGCAGATTTAAATATCCTAGTAGAGTTCTTTAACTCTTCTTGAGTAAACTTACTAGACTGTTTCTTTGCTTTTTCTTTGAGACTCAGCAATTTGCTTTTTAAGTTCTTTTTCAAAATCTTTCCATTCCTTAACTGTTTTGAATTCAGTTCCATATTTAATTAATTTTTGTTGTTGTTGAGGTTGACTCATCTTCCTTGTCCTCTATATTTTTTATAAGACCTTTTCTTATGTTTGTTCATATGAGACATAGAAATTTTAGTTCTACGACTCCTACCACCTGTACCCTGTGATGTACATTTCTTTACACTTACATGTGTAGTTGTAAATCCTCTAGTCTTTACTGCCATTATACTCCTGTTCTATCTCTCCAGAAAAAAGTGAAGTGACAACGATGATGGGGAAGGAGAGAGTAAACCCAACCATCAGCACCTTTAGGGATTTTATATGAGAATCAGACTCAGACCCAATATACAACTGCCATGAGTTGTCACTTCGAAACTGTTTACCTTGGTTCTAAAATAGAATTGTTCACTGCTTGTAATCTCTGCCAGTCTTTAAACTCTTTGTAAGACCTTAGTCCTTCTGGTGCAGAATAGATAGCTTGAACTTCATCGAAACAAGGATGTGAGTCATCACACTTGTAACCCATATCATTGATTTCTTTTATTCTAATATCTTTCCAAGATTGTTTTTCATTTGTCATAATTGTATTCTACTATAAGTTGTACCTATCTGTCAATACCCAATTCCTTCTGTGATTTTTTCATGGAGACCAAACTCAAGTTTCTTTGCCTCTAGTTCACTAGGATATCGA